CACCTGCCAGCCCAGAGAAAAAACAGCAGGCAGGAGTATTTCGGCAGCGGCACGGTGCAGCAAAGCAGCCTCCCGATGGGGCGGCAGATACAATCGGAGCTGCAAGGAAAATACCGCAGGCACCGCCAGAGCATCTCCAAGGGGTATGGGTGCCTCCATGCGGATATCCAAGGGAGCCGCCACAGCGAACAGGGCATCTCCCCGTTCTCCAAGAGGTGTGTCGGGGAATCCGGTGCAGCAGGGGAGCCCCTTTTCGGTCAGTGCCTGTACCAGTTGCTCCGTTGGAGTAATCGTTTGTGCCATAGGCATCGGGCACCTCCTTTAACCAATGCCTGTCAGCAGCAACCGACGGTCTGTCAGCAGATCGGCAGCAGCAGCGTGATATTCCTGTACCAGACGCTCCGCAAAGCTGCAGGGCAGAGCGGCATCATGAGAGCGTGCCACCGTGCCTGCGTAGGTGTGAGAAACACCGCAGCGGGCAGCCTGCATCTGTACATAGCGGAGATTGGCAAGTGCCGCACAAAAATAGCACAGGCGGAGATCGGAAGCATCGGCACCGGGCCGCAGCATACTCATACATTGGGCAGCAGCGGCATCCAGCAGGGGGGTATAGGGTTCGGCATCGGGGAGCATGGCAAACAGACAAAACAGCTTGCGGCATTGTTCCATATCTATCATGCGCGATCACGCTCCCGTGCCTTTTTTCCCAAACGGAAGGGGGTCATATCACCGGCAGGAGAAGCGGTGTGTTCGGTATCTGCGGAAAGCTGGGGGGTGCTGTGGGCTTTTCCGATTTCCAAAGCATGGCGCAGGTGCAGCAAACCGTCGGCATCCAGATGCAGAGTGCTGTCTGCCAGTGCTTTGGCGCAGAGCGTTTCACCTTCGGCATAGCAAAGGCGCACCACCTGCTTCCGCAGATCCTCCGTGAGGGCATCCAGCGTGCGGTGTGCGGCATCCAAAGCGGAGCGCAGTGCAAGGGTCTCACCATTGGCGGAGCCACCCATACGCTTGGTAACACCTGCGTTTTTCTGGGCAGGCACCGCAACAAAGCTCCATTCGTAGGCATCGGTGATGCCATCCAGCACGCAATAGCAAAGGGCATCGGCATACCGTCTGCCCTGAATATGACCGCAGGGCTTTTGCAGGCGGTTGGTACCGCAGATGGAACAGACACGGGAGGAGGCGGCACAGGAGATGCTGACTTCCTTTTTAATGCCGCCGTCGATCTCACGGATGAGGTCTGCATTCTGCTGTGTGCGAACCATATACGCCGCCGCCTTAAGATAACGGTAGGGCTTGCCGTAAGCCGTGGTGCGGGCGGTATCGGTACAGATCTCCGTATCAAAAATACGGGCTGTCTGATTGCCGCAGCGGGGATCGTGATCAAAAATGCCTGTTACGCCGATGAAGCGTTTTTGCAGGGCAGCCAGGGCAGCCTCGGAAAAGCAGTCGCCGTCTCTGTCGATATCGTTATCGCAGAGGATGAGATCAAACAGGTAGACCTCATCGGCAGTGTGCTTTCTGCGGGTAAACCGGTTCAGCTTTTCAAGCTGACGGGTCAGTTGCTCAGACATATACAAGCTCCTTTCGGGTAAAATGGGAAGATTTCACGGTTGTCGGTTTGGGGAAAACGGTCAGTGGGGCAATGCAGCATTGTGCCGCATTGCCCATGCCGTCCGCAACTGCCGTGCAGCAGCCGCAGCAGGGAAAGATCATGCCCAGTGCAGTACCGCAGCGGCACCGTTCATCAGGGGAAGGAAGCCCACACGGACAGAAACCGCAATGCGATCCAACTGACAGTGAATGAGCTGATCCGTCTCCAGCAGCACATCGGAGCCGGTAATGCACTCCAGTGCATAATCCTTGGAAATACCGATCATGGTGGTGTCATCCAGAGAGGCATCCTTGATGAGCTTTGCGCCAAAGGGCAGATACACACAGCCCTTGGCATCGGCACAGCGGTCAGACATCTGCTCCATGGCAAGAATGGCTGCCACATTTTTGGGTGATGCCACTACGGTGGTCATGTCATAATCGGTAAACTGTCCGTACAGATTGGCCAGATCGGTATAGGAAAGGGTGGAGCCTACCAGACCGATGGGCACAACGGAATTCTTCAGCTCAGAAAGTGCTTTTGCGGCAATGGCGGCTGCCAGCTTTCTGCCGATGGCACGCAGAGCCACCGCAAAGCTGTCCAGACGCTGACGGCGCACGATCTCATAGGAGGCGGAGATCACTCTGCCGAACTTGTCCAGTGCAACAGGGGTGTCTGCCTCGGTAATGGCAGTGATCTTCATATCATTGCCCTGTGCGGTCACCGCAGAATAGGCACCGTCGCTTTCATCCACCGTAAAGCCCTTGTAGCAGGTACCGTTTACGGCTGCCGTTGCTGCTACCATTTCGGGGAGAATGGATTCCTCCATACCCTGCTTGATGGCACGGCGGACAAACTCGGGGAACAGCACGGCACTTTCGGTGGTGGTGAAGAACTTCTCCACGCAATCGCAGTCCGCACCGCTGATGCGGATATCAAAACGCTTCAGTTGACGCTCAAAGGCATCCAGAGCTGCCAGCGGTGTGCCGGCATAGGCCTCGGAAGGATCGGCGGCCTCCAGTGCCTGTGCAAATGTGGTGTTTGCCAGATGATACATACCTTTTTCCAGTTTAACAGAATCAAACATCTTCATTTTCCTTTCTCATTCGGGCTTCGGTCATACGGTTTTGCAACTCGATCTCGTATGCCTGTGCGTTTTTCAGTCTTGCTTCCGCAAGCTCGGTTTCATCCTGCAGATCAATATGCTCCCAGCAGATACGGGGCTCACATAAAAAGCCCTCGCCGTGCAGGGCGGTACGCAGGATCTTTAACAGGGTAGGGGTCAGGAGCCGACGGAAATATTCCAGCTCCGAGGTCAGAATATCTGCCTGCTGCGAGGACATCCGTTCGGTGCTGGACCAGTTCAGACCCAGCAAAAATGGCGGAATGGAGAGCTTTGCTACGATCTGCTCCAATAGCTGCCGCACGGGGATCTCCGTATCGGGCATATGGTTTTCCGCACCAATGGCGCGGATCTCCACATCACCTGTCACGATAAAATCCTGTACCTGCCCCTGCCGGACCCCCTCCATACCCTGCTGCCATGCCGCTGCGATCTCCGCTGCGTGCTCATTGGCATAGGCTGCGGCGGCAGGATCATTGCCGGGACGATAGGTTACCGCATAGCGTACATTGCCTGCACGGTCATAATTCTGGCCGATGCATTCGTAGATCCGCAGCAGTACCCTGCTGATGGCAGGCAGTCCGTTGAGCACGGAAACGCCATACACGCCGCCGATGGTGGGATGCATGGGAATAAACAGGATCCGCTCGGGGTGAGCAATGGGTATGGGCTTGCCGTTTTTGCCGCTTGGCGTATAAAACCGACAGCTTGCGGCATCCTCCTGCCGGACGATCAAGGTACGGGGATGTGCCGCTGCCAGACCTGTGATCCTGCCGGATTCGGGGTCTGTGAGCAGTTCCCCGACGGCATTGCCGTACAGCAGCAGACTATCCAGCATACGGTCGGCAAATTCCTGCAAGGAGCTGCCGTTGGCGTTGACCGGTACACATTCACAAAACCGGTCCAGAAACGCCTGCGCCTCGGGATCATCGGCGTGCACAGTAAAACCGCCGCATAACCGCACGATTTTACGGAATGCGGCATCAATCACGGGTACTGCGGAGCGCAAAGCCTCATAAAGCTGCCATTGGGCAGGGCAGGGAAGCTCCGGCGCAGGCATGGGCAATGCGGCTGCACTGCCGCTGCTTGCGGTAAATGCTCCTTTTTTTGCGGCAGAGGATTTCTTTCTGCTGCGGCCAATGGAAAAAGCCATGGGATATCATACCCTCCTTTCGTGGGTGGTTCTGGTCAGCGATGCTGTATAGAAGGCAGGCTTATCTGCCTGCTTCATGGCTGTGCTGACAAAATAGCGGATGTCATCCATTGCGTGGTCGTTTTCCTTGATGGGTGCATCCTTTCCCCCATCGGTATCCCATGTATACAAGGAAAATTCACGGATGGCATCCTTGCAATGAGGGGAAAACAGCAGGCTGCCCTCATTCAGGGCATTTGCTACCCGCTGTATGCCTGCTGTGACCTCATTGCGGGCAGGCAGAACGGTAAATCTGCCATGCCTGCGGATGCAGGCTGCCATACTTGCAGCGGAAGGATCCAGGATCACCTGCCGTACAGGCAGCCCGCCCGCCAAGCCTTCCAGATGGGCATAATGCTCCTCATCGGTACGGGGAATGCCTGTTTTGCGGGCATCGTAGTAGTATTCCGCTACCCGATACCAGCGGTGGTCTTTTCTGCCCCACAGCCCAAAGGAAGTGGGATTGACGGTGCCGTAATCGCCGGAGATGATGTAGTCTGTCAGACCCTCCGGCGGCAGGGCAATATGCCGCTTGGGAGAAAACATGGGGTAGACAAGTCCGTGAGCTGCCACCCATCTGCCGTTGATGTACCGTTCATAGAAGGGTCCTGTGTACATACGGCGGTAGCGTTTGCGTATGGCGGGGGAAAGGGCTGTGTTGTCATCCAGCGTAAAATGCAGATAGAAAAGATTCTTCTGCTTCCGCTGCAAAATCCATTCCCGATAAAACCAGTGGGAGGGTGACCCCGGATTGCAGGAAAACCAGATGCGTGATCCGCTGACAGAACAGCGTGCCAATGCCTGTTCCACAAAGGAACGGGGCATCAGGGCGACTTCATCCAGCAGAACACCTGCCAGTGTAATGCCCTGTATCAGCGATGCCGAAGCCTCATCCTTGCCGCCGAACCAATAATAACGGTTGGTATTGCCCCGAAAGCTGATATCACAATAGGAACGGCTGACCCGTTCCGTTACGGTAAACCCCAGTGGCTGCAGCATGGGGATCAGGGGGGTGATGAGGTTTCTGTGCAGGGAGGTAACGGTTTTTCCGCAGAGCGCAAAGGCACGGTCATGGAAATTGATACAGCTCCAGATGATAAAGCCCAGTGCCAATGCGGTGGTTTTGCCGGAACGGATGGCACCGTCACAGACAATGGCATCATAGCGGCGGGAATCTTTATCCAGCCACCAGCGGATCGCTTTCCTCTGCTTGGGGGAGAACCTTTGCAGATCCGGTAACTGTGTGTTCATCATGCACCTCCTCCGGAGCCGCAAAGGCAGCAAGCAAAGCATTGGCTGCTGCGGAAGAATCCATGGCATTGGCGCATTCCAGCAGCCGTTCCATGGCTTTCTGCCGATCAAACAGCCGTACTTCCACACCGCCGCCCTTATCCCGTTTGATCTCCGAAACATGAAACAGATCCAGTTGATCCAGCAGCGGGGGCGGAGGAAGCTCTTCGGCAAATACCAGTCTTACGGCATCGTTGGCTTTGCCAAAGGCAAGGCGGCTCAGACCCGCCATAACCATAGCCCGTACCGAGAGGATCTCCTCTCCTGCAAGCCTGTGGAGCATACGGCGGCAGGGGGCACTGTGGAGCTGCATCAGTGCGTATGCGGCAGCCTCTTTTGGGGGAACTCCTGCCTGCACGGCAGCTTCTTCTCCGTTGCCCAGCAGCAGATACAACCGACAGAAGCGTTTGCGAAGTTCCTTTTGCTGTGCAGATTCTTTCACGACATAACCACCTTTCGTTTGAATATGGGGGAACAGGTAACACAGGGTTGGGCTTGTGCCCATGGGAATGCGTTGTCAGCCGCATTCATAAAGGGGCAGGTTTGGGGGAAAACTTGTACGTTTTTTTCGCTCTCCCACAAAATTCGGCAGAATGCACAATCAGGCGACTGCCGATATGCGTCTGATAGTACAGTTCGCCGACAGCATCTCTGCCGTCACCCTTCGACAAAAGCTGACATAGAATAAAAAAACGCCCTGCCTGCGATGACGGTGCATGACTAAATCATCGCAAACAGGGCAAGCTATGAATCACCGCAGCAAATGAAAGGATCGTGAGATGATATGCTGACAGTGCGAAGAGGAGAGATCTATTATGCGGATCTCAGTCCCGTGGTAGGTTCCGAGCAGGGCGGCGTGCGCCCCGTGCTGATCATACAAAACGATGTGGGCAACCGATACAGCCCCACTGTAATTGCCGCAGCCATTACCAGCCAGAAGGAAAAGGCAAAGCTGCCCACTCATATTTCTCTGGCGGCAGCGGATTGCGGCCTGAGCCGTGACAGTATTATTCTGCTGGAGCAGATCCGTACCATAGATAAGCAGCGGCTGAAGGAATGCGTGGGAGAGATCCCTGTTACTACCATGAAGCAGGTGGATTATGCGCTGGAGATCAGCTTCGGGCTGATCCCTCGTCCCCGTCATGGGAGTATCCGCCAAACAGTGATGGGATCGCAGCGGCAAGAGGTACCCCAAAGCTGAACAGCAGACTGATGAGCAGCGGTGTACCGCTGAGCATGACTGTATCAAACAGCCTTGCCACCGGGGGCAGACATACTGCCGATGCCGCAATGCCGCCGGAGAGCAGTACCGCTCCTATGAGTGCGGGATTGGAACACCACGGCACGGAAAACAAATTGCCGTCTTCGGTTTTGCACTCGAATACATGAATGAGCTGGGATGCGATCAGCGTGACCAGTGCGGCGGTTCTTGCCATTTCCACAGAGCCGGAAAGCCGCAGCACCGTGGAAAAAGATCCCAGTGTGGAAAGGGCAATGAAGATCCCGCGGAATACGATGCGGGAAAGCAGTCCCCCTGCAAAAAAGCTTTCCTCCGCGCGGCGGGGCGGCTTTTGCATGATGCGCTTATGGGGCGGTTCCAGACTCAGGGCAATGGCAGGCAGACCATCGGTCAGCAGATTGACCAGCAGGATCTGGGTGGGCAGCAGAATCATAGGCATGCCCATAAGGATGCCCAGCAGCATGGTCAGTACCTCACCGATGTTGCAGGCCAGCAGATAGCGTACAAATCTGCGGATATTGGCATATACGGTACGACCCTGCTCCACTGCGGCAGTCAGGGTATCAAAGCGGTCATCCAGCAGCACAATATCTGCTGCCTGCCGTGTCACATCGGTGCCGGTAATGCCCATTGCCACCCCGATGTTGGCTTCCTTGACGGCAGGGGCATCGTTGACACCGTCACCGGTCATGGTAACGATATGCCCCTGTTTTTTACAGGCCCGTACCAGCCGCAGCTTATGGGCAGGTGTGACCCGTGCAAACACGCCGTACTGCTGTACGGCACGTTCCAGCTCCTTGTCGGTCAGAGCATCCAGCTCGGCACCGGTCATGACCTGCTCCCCTTTGGGGATGCCTGCTTGTTTTGCAACTGCTGCGGCGGTTTTTGCGTGATCGCCTGTCAGCATTTTGACCTGTATGCCTGCTCTGACACATTTGGCAATGGCAGCCTTTGCCTGCTCTCTGGGCGGATCCATCATGGCCATCAGCCCCAGAAAAACCATGCCGGAGGTACCGTTTTCCGTGGTTTCCGATTCTTTTTCGGCAAAGGCAAGCACCCGCAGGGCCTGTTCCGCATAGGCTTCCGTCTGCTGCAGGATCTGTGCCCGCTTCTGGGGGGTCAGCGGGATGATGCCCTTTGATTCCATGATAAATCCGCAATCCTTCAGGATCACATCGGGGGCACCTTTGCGGCAGGCAAGCAGCTTTGTATGTCCCTGCTCACGATAAAACACGGTCATACAGCGGCTTTCGCTGTCAAAGGGGATCTCATCTGCCTTTTGCATACGGGAAAAACCATCGGCAGTGATGCTGCATTTGGCGGCGGCTACCAGCAGGGCGATCTCTGTGGGGTCTCCGCTGACCTGCCATTCTCCCGGCTCCTTCCGTGCTTCTCTG